ATGCTATCAACATCTTTTTTGCTGAGTACTACTTTTTCCATGATATTTCTCACTTCATTTTGAACATATGTTTTTCACGTTCCTTAGCGGAACCTTTCATCAGGTCATTCATACGGACACGAATGCGGCGCTTATTGGTTTCTTCCTTGTTCGGATTATCAATTGTTACCCAAGGGTTTTGTCCCTTCAGCCAAGCTTTTTGCTTATCAAGCATTTTTTCTGCTTCGGACTTTGAAGCTCGTACAGCACGAAGAGTCGATTTGCTTACATTGCGATGCGTACCCTGAGAAATAAAGCCTTTGCTTTTACCGACTTTACCTTTTGCCATAATATAGTTCTCCTTTAGAGTAGATTGAGGTCTTGAAGTATCTTGTAACTTACTTCTGTTGTGTCACTTTGGGGTTCTTTTCGTATTTGATTTACAAACTTATCCATGAAATGAATCTCTTTACCAGATCGTGATGCTATTGTAAGAGACTCCAACACGGTTTCGATGTCATATGGGTTTTCGAGAAGTATTCGGCTATGCAGCTTTTCCTTTCTTTTCTGTTCCATCCAGTGCCTTTTCTTTTTGATAAATTTTTTGAAGGACGCCGTGAAAGTCTTCGAGAGTGCTGTTGTTATGAATACGATATGTTCGAATGAAAAACTTATGTGAAAGAACGTGTTTTTCGTTGATTGGCGTCTTGTGATCTAAAACATATTCTTCTATGACATTGCCATCAAAATAACGACGAGAGTCAGAAGAGTAGTCACAACCATCTCGAGTGAGCTGAACCAAAACAATATTATCAGCTCCAATTGTATTTATAATTGGAGTCAATTCCTCGATAAAGCCACCATCTGAGACTGCATAATCACATCCACTTTGCATCTCTGCTGCAACACATCTACCAAAGAAATCAGGACCTTCGATGGGTTTGATAATTTCTTCAGATACATGAATAAGTGCTTCACGTCTTGACAAACCCTGCAAAGATTTTTCTGGACTTTCTTTTACTTCTCGATTGTGGTAGTCTTTCATAAACCATTGTTCAGATACGCCGAAGTGTTCAATGGTTTCTCTAAAAAGTACTTTTTTGAAACTGAGGTGTGTGAAGCCGCGAGCTTCAAAAAAATTTGCGGCTTCGTCCTTACCAGTACCCGGAGGACCGTTGAAGATAATGATCAAAACGCAACCTCGTCATCCATTTCATCCGAAATAATATCTTCAATCTCCTCGGAAAAAGCGCTGTCCCATTCTTCGGCAGTAATACCAGAAAGAATGAACTCGCGGTCGTTATCATTCAGGTAAGGCATGACGTCTTGAATATTGCAAGACCCAGTTTCCCAGGCAATCATATCGTCAGGATTGACGGGAATATCACGAGTGCGTTCGATACCAGTGATTACGCTTTTACGTTTGATCAGCATGTCTTGTCTCCATTATGTTCATATAGTTTATACTATATCAATTGGTTTGATTTGTCAACCGTTCTTTTAGGCTTTGTACGTGGCTACGATGAATTTTTGCCTGTACAATTCCGTTGTAATAGTTATCATCAAGTAGTGCGTGACGGTCGATCTGTTCCTTCAATTCTAAGTAAGACATCTCTCCTTTTGTTTTGCACAAGTGAAGTATCTCGCGGTAAAAATTGTCACGTCCGGTTTCCTCTACAAGATTCTTAACCTCTTCTGAAGATCCAAAGTAATCCTGCCAGTCTGACTCGACTATCTTTGTTCTTCGGCGCGTTTTACCTTTCAGCGGAGGTAACTTTCGTTTTGACTTGAAGATCTTTTTACCGATGTACTTTTTATCGTTGGACTTGTTCGTAATGATATAAACAAAGCCCGTATAGTCACCGATCATCTCACTTGTAAATTCTTCGCCATTATAAATCCACACGAACAATACTCCCTTTTGGAAGTATTTATTCAGTTTCTCCGCATTTGCGCGGCATCAACCAACGCCTTCTTATTATCCTTGCGCACTGGCATTAGATTTGACTTGTGCGTCGTGACAATACCAGCAATTTCATTCCCAGTATACTTTTGTGATTCTTTCTTGTTTCCATTACCAGCAACTCGATCGCTTGTCGGTGGCATGGCTCGTAGACCTTCTCTCAAGTTAGGTAGATCATGCACGCCCTGCCGACGACCATATTTACCGCGAAGAGACTTACCGCCCTTGTAACCCATAGATGCAAGCCATTTTTCATGTTCTTCTTTTGCGGCTTGTAACTTTTGGACTTTACTAATTTTTTGTCTTGGCATTGATACTCAACCCCATATTAGCAGAACGACCCATAAAGATGTCAGCATAAAAATCTTTCCGTTCAAAAGATACACCACTATCAGTTAGGTATTTTCGAAACCTGTTTTCTAGCATTGCTGCACCAGACTTGGTATATAATTTTTCAGCGTCGTCAAGGAGGAATGTTTCAAAGTCCCACAGAAGAGCATCAAACATGGTGATGTCGTACTCTGCCATCATACCTACAATAGTTTTTTCGAAAGATTCTTGATTCATGTCATTCTCCAGTTGGTGTTGATATGATCATATCATATTAGATCGGCGATGTCAACTAGAAAAGTTGGTCTCCGAAGCCTCCAATCGTGTTTTCAATCTCACTTACAAGTTCATTGTATCCACCGATATAACGATCGTGCCAGAAAATCTGGGGTACACTCTTGACGTCTGGAACCGCTTCTTTTAGCTCGTCATAATATTTTTTTTGACCGATGTCAAAGTATTCATGTCGAAAACCGTAGCGCGAAACTAGGTCCTTAGCCTGATTACACCAATGGCAGTTATTTTTCCCGTAAATTCTGATCATGCTCATATCTAGTTTCTCCGTATTTCTTGATTATGTTGAACCAAAAGTCCCAGCTTCTCTTACAGTGATTATCTTCGTACCAGCTTGCGCACCAGTCTATAAACCAAACGAGGTTGGGATACCCTTGTATCTTCCAACCCCAGTTTCTTGCGGAAAATGTTTGATTACTTGATCCTCCGAGTAAGACATTGAGCAGTACCGACAGTGCGATACCAAGCCGTTCAATATACTTAGCTAGGTGCTTTCCAGTTTTTGACATGCTCAAGTTTTTTCTCCGTTAACCAACTCTCTAGGTATTTATTTTCCTTGTCAAACAGAGCCAGCATTTCTTTTTCTGTTACTTCTCGAGCATCTAGAATTTGTTCACCAAGCCACTCTTGCGAAAACTCATCTACTTCATTCATTGCAACGGAGTCCATTGCCCATTCTTCAGGATCGACAGCAGCACCAGGATTCATCTTTTGAAGATCGCTTACCGGAATACAGTAGCGGATACGATAACTACTGATTGCCGTGACGATTACATATTTTTCTTCAGTCATTTTGAGGTCCTTTTATATAACCCGGAGCATAGAGTGCAAAGAAGATTGAAGGATAGAATGTGGAAAGAAAGAGCCAGATCAAGACATTGAGTGGAAGATCGAACTCGTTGTCAAAAAGCGAAAAGATCATTTGTTTCTCCTTAGTCTTCGCGTTGACCAGTACCCCAGTCGACTACGACTGGAAACCGCGGAACTCCATCTGGAGTTGGGGTGAAATATCGAAGCGTAGCCCACGTGGGTTTTTCTTCTGCTTCAAAAAGTTGTTTCATGACTTCTTGAGTACCACGTACACCAGCACCAAATGTACGACCGTCAGGTAGTTCAAGTACAAATCGCTTGATATAACCAGCCCAGTTGCCTTTTCCTTCTTCAACAGAAGAAACTACAAACTCGTCAGTCAAAAACTCTTTACGCTTGAGCAGATATTTCGAACGCTTATTTTCATACGGAGTGTTGAGACGGATCATCTGACCCTCGTAACCATACTCGAGGTATTGCCCATACAGTGCATCGATTTCTTCATTGTTATGAACTGTACGAGTTTCAACTACAACCAGCGGTGCAGAAAAACCTTGATCGTAAATAAAGTTGTAACGATCCTCGAATGTAAAATCCAGGTCTTTGTTACAAAAATCATACACGTGATACTCAACAAGTTGCGCGCATTCTTCGATGTCTTCGGGTTTCGGTTTGGTTTTGCGCACCAAAGAAGTGATCTTATTGAAGTCATTTTTTAGATCGTGATTGTAGAGCTCACCGTCAAGTACCGCATGAGGATACTTCGAAAAAAATGGCTGAAGATACTCGAAGATATGAGGGCAACTCACGATTTCTTTTCCAGCACGAGTCCAAAGACCGTCAGCTTTTGCAATGCAACGAATGCCGTCAAGCTTAGGCTGAGAAAAGTAAGTGTTGCTTTCAAAGTCAAAGGTGTGATGTTCGTAACCCGCAGCAAGCATCGGCTTGAACTTTTCGTATGAATCTACATTGACAATTTCAGGAAAGTATTCGCGTTCTGATTTTTTGTCAAACTCAGCAGTCATTTCTGCGATTGCTTGTTCTTCAAGCGAAGTCTCGTTCGAACGACCAACATTTTTCTGTCGAACGAGTTTCCAACCAGACTCTACGATCTTTCCTTCTTTGACACCAGAGTTTGCGCGCCATGCCCAAGTTTCGCCGTCAGTTCCAGCTTCAGCCCACCAAATACGTACCTTGCCTTTGGTGTCGCGCTTGTAGAGCTCGGGGGTTTTATGAATCACTTTCATTTGGTACCTTTCAGTTTTGTATAGTTAAACTATATACTACTTTTGATCATTTGTCAACCGTTCAATTTTATAAGCACCTACAGGGCTTTGAAGAGCAGCTATGAATTCATCAAACATTTCTGGTGACATTGCAATTGCGCTGAAAGTGTCCAGGAAATCATCCCATTGTCTCACGTATACAATATCATCAAAGATATTGAATACTATGTCTTCATAGTTACCTTCATCATCTAGGATGGTAACCGTAGTTTCGTCATGATCCATTTCAACTGTGTACACGATTACAACTCTTTGATTTTTGCTTCAATCCGATCTAGCCTTTCAAGAACCTCATCAAACATTTCTTTCATAGTTGGTTCTTTTTCGGTTGGTGGAATTGTAGATTCGAGATTCCACTGTTCTCGTCCTTCTCGAATGATAACATCAAGAGTTTTTTCGCCCGTGGGCTCTGGTTCTTTTTTGAAAAAGTTTTTGAACATGCTATACCTCATGAAAAGTTCATATGAATTTGTGTTGAAAAATTGAGATTGCCCGGTTGTTCTGGGTCGTTCAGTATTTTATGCAAGTATTCTGGAAGGTGATTACCGAACCTTTGAAGAAACTCTTTTCGTGGTAAGTTTTCAGCACCTTGCAGATACCAACCGCCGAATTTCTCGCTAAATTCACGAGCTGCTCTGACTTTTGCTGTGTGCCCGGGTTTGAGATTTCCTGTCACCGGATCTTCATAATCATCAGTGCGAGGATATGCTCGAGTAATAAGAAGAGAGACTGTTCGCCCCTCTCCTGTAGCATAGTAGTCACATGCTAGGAATTGATATAACTCTTCGCTCATTAGAAGTCCTCCTCACCTTGATAGACATCAAACACGAAGATACCACGTTTACGAACAGCTCGCACAACTCGCGGACGGTCATCAAACCACATATCCGGAAGTTTGCCATAGTCTGCTACAATCTCGTCAATGATCTCATCTTTCACGATATCATCTGCACGGTAGTCGTCTGCCTTACGCATATATAATCCGTGTGAATACTTGAGCAGTCCGTTTGTTTCAAGCCACTGTTCAGTAGCTTGTCGTGACCTTTCACTACGACCACTAGCAAAAAGAATGATGTTTCCTGCAAATGCTGTTTTCAAGCAAACAAGAACTTCGGCAACAGGCTCGTTCACTTTATCATTCGGAATGCCAGCATCAAAGGCTTTCCAGTTCTTGGGCTTGGAACGAACATAATCAAGACGATGCTCGATGTTGGCCAGTGTGCCATCGATGTCGAATACTACCAGCATCTTACCACTCCGTTTTATATCCAAGTTGGCGAAGTTCTTTAGCTTCGTCCATCATTGCATTTCCACTATACATCTCGTAGTGGCGACCTTCAACGAACTCTCCAGTCTTAGCATCGTAGAGGTTCATGTAATAGTTGCCAATCGATTCTTTCGAAAGGTCTACTGGGTGGTTGAAGTGATGAATTTTTGCCATGTTGTTCCTCCTTTATATTATTAGTATATACTGATTCGGAGTGTTTGTAAACAACTATTTTCAGTTTTCGAGAATCCAGACGCATTCCATGATATCGCTTGGGTCTTCATACTTACGATCACATAGCTCATAAGGATGTATAAGATAGACAAAAACTCCGCCTAAAAAGAATGCTAAGGCGTAAGGAATCGTTATTCTCCAACCATACCAAAATCCTTCCCAAAATGCTTTACTCATTTTCATACTCCACAAATAGTTTGAGCGTTCGCCCATCATCTTGTAGCTGATACCGCACAGATTTTACGTCGTACTTTGTGTAGATACGACCATCGTTATCAATCACTTCGACGCGCTTTACACAAGAAAAGTTTTGAGAATTCTCTACAAACCACTCTTTACCCAGTGGTTTTCTTCCTTCAGGTAGGGGCATCTACAAATTCTCCATCTTTTACTTCGTTCTTAATGGCATTTATATCCTTTCTCAAGAGAGTATTGCCATCTTGGAGTTGCCGGATCTTTTCTTCTAAATCCCAAATCTGTTCTTGAACCCATTCTAGTTCATAATGCTGCACACAATCGTCACTCATTTTCGCACTCCATAAACTCTCCATCTTTTATTTTCAAAAACTTAGTTGGCGAATTTACATTACCAACACAACGGAAATAAGCACGACCACCGTCCAGTGATGTATCACCGATGGTATAGAAGTCATGACGATGTTGACTGTAGTGCCATTCTCCATTATACTCTTTCATACCAAACTCAAGTTCTTCGATCTTATCTGCATTTGTAATCATGACGCCATAATCATTTGTATTATATAAACCGAAGTAGCGATTACCAAACTCCGAGTGTGGTGTCTCACGATAGAAGATATCCATCGCTTGAGCTTCTGAACCAAGAGCACTAGTACAAACGTAAGTTACAGGAACTCCGTCTTTTTCAGAGTAGAATTCTTCCACTCTTTTAGTATCAAAGAGTGGTCTGTGATGTATATTCATATCTGATTCTCCTTTATAGGATCATTATATACTAGGTGGGAGAGAATGTCAACACATTCCCATCCACTTTGCACAAGCATCCCAACGAGTATTGGAACTAATGTTTTTACGAATGTGATCTATCATCAAATCACGAACTTCGTGACCGTCCAACATACGAAAGATGAACGAAGCATCTGCTTTGTGCTCCAGAGTCGGAATGAATTCCAAAGCAACACGCTTGCGGTCATTCTTGTAGACCAGTGCGCAACCGGTTTGATATACAGCAAGACGGTCCTCAGTTGCTACAAACGCTTCCCAGAAACGAGTTTCGAAGTCACGAATGCGGTCTACTTGAACAGTCGGCAGCATCGGAATAATATCGTCAACTTCTTCGTTGATGATTAGGTCAACGATGTTACGATCAAACGTGATACGGTCAATAGTCTTGTGAATACGAACATATTGATCTGCTTTGATTTTTATTCTGTGACCATCTTCGAAAGCAACGACGAAGCCTTCAACGTTTTCAAGGTCACGTGTAAATTCTAAAAGAGATTCAATCTTAGTAAATGGCAATATGGTATCCACGGTAGGGATATCAAACTCACAAATCTTTTTCAGTAGCATAGAATCACTCCTTATCATCTAAGTTCATATTATATTGGTTTTTGTGGAATGTCAACTACTATCTTGTATAAATAGTAATGTAGTTCGCGGGATATGTGAGAGTCTCCCCAACTACTCTAGAACAAGAAAGGAAGTTCCAGCATGTATCACTATTTATACAAAGTCACTAACAACAGCAATTTGAAATTTTATATAGGTGTTCACAGCACATCAGATTTGTCTGATGGATATATGGGTTCTGGCATAGCGATTACAGAGTCCATAAAAAAGTATGGCAAAGAAACGTTTACAAAAGAAATACTAGAGTTTTTTGATACTAGAGAATCTGCACTTGAAAAAGAAGCAGAGATTGTTACAAATGATCTTGTAAATGATCCGAGATGTTATAATTTAACACTAGGCGGAAATGCTCCACCAAGTAGAGAAGGTATACCACACACAGAAGAAACGAAAAACAAGATTTCAACATATCTAAACAATAACATTGATAAATGTACAGAAAATGGTAAACAGAGTTGGAATGTTAGAAAAGCTAAAGGTGGGTGGACAGAGGAAGAAATACAAAAGAGAGTAGAAACTCGTAAAAAATTGGGCACATACAACAACGATATGTCCGCAGCAAACACTAAAGAATCTATCAAAAAACGAGTTGAAACTAGAAAAGCAAATGGAAACTATAATACTGATGTGTCTTATTTGAAGTCACCTGATGTGGTATATAAAAGAACTAGAACTAGAATAATAAACCAAATGAAAAATGGACAGACCTTTGAGAAGTCTGTCCTAGAAAAATATGATATTATTTGATGCTGAGATAGCGACCAGTTATATTTTCCCTAACAGCAAGAAGGGTTAACATATCGTTCTCATATGGAAGAACGATTTGATTGAATGGACTAGTCCATTCAAAAATAGGTGTTAACCCCTCATCCAAACACCATATGCAGAAATCCTTATACTTGGTATTCTTTGCCATAAAAGCCTCTGCATCCATAGCAACGTTAGTCACACCCATTTTCGTAGCAAGCCGCAAGTAACCGTCAACCAAGATAGGGCGAATCATAGATCCATCCATCTTTTCCATGATTACATGCGGCTGCAACATATCGATCACATGAGACTGAGTTTCATCACGCTCGTTCACATTGAAGAACTTATGAAACGGACGACTCATGATGTTTCCGTCACGGTCGAAGATCAAACCTCTGCACTCACGGCGAATAGCACCGCCAAGATCATCAGGGCCAGTCATATCAAAGGTGTCAGCCATCGCCACAACGTAATTTACGACGGTATATCCTTCACGCTCTGCTACGATGAATTCTTCACGACCTTCGATATGCGGAAGCACATCTTCAATAGTGCGGATTTCAGGGAAAGTGTAGTTCATTTCACTTCTACCTCATAAATGTTAAAACTTGACCAATCCATCTTCCAGTGTTTATCTTTTTTGATCTCTTTGATTTTTGCTTCAGCTTTTTCGCGATTGGAATAGAGACCAATACGATTAGGTTCCGCGCGCGATGCCCAATCAATACAAGCAGAAGTTCCAACGAGTTCAAAAACAGTCATTGTAGATCCTTTCATTCCTTATAGAATCAGTATAAACCATTTCATAACAAATGTCAACTGTATTCTTTCACAAGTTTAGCCACATATTCGTCGGTAGCATCACCAAGGTCGCCACTCTCAACTACATGCGAAAGATGGCCATGTTTAGCAAGGCGCTTCCCAGCAGCATCGTTATCGCAAACACTGATAACCAAACGACTCTTCCTAACAGTCCATAACCAACGCTTAAGGCTATCATCAACATCGTTAGAAAGGGTAGCGACAGCACTATACCCAAGATAAGTAAGTCTGCAAGCATCGAACGTTCCTTCAGTTACAAATAGTGTATTCGACAGGTTCCAAGATTCAAGACCCCAAACACCGACCACTTTGTTCTTACGATACGTAAAGTATCGGCTCATCTTTGGATTGTTGTCCTTCTTCTTAGTAGCCGATGGTCTATACTGCTGGTATCCAACAAGTTGACCAGAGAGGTTCCACAGAGGAAAAGTCGCAACACCTTCGTCCTCATCTACCCAAGCAGTATGAAGATTCATATCGAAGTAACGAGAACGAAGGTTTTGCAGAACAGTCATTTTGTTTCTTCTACGCCCATTGCACGAGCAGCTTCAACACCTTCTGCAGTCAGATACAGAACTCGAGTACGAGTAGAGGTGTCAACAAACAGACAGCCTGCATCATCGCCGCGGCCTTGGTTCCAAGTCTGCAGCCGAACTTCAGGATTTTTCAGCAGAGCTGTAACGGCCATCTTGCGAGCACGTTCACCTTCATTGTAGGTGCCCTTGCATCCGCACATGCAGCCAGGACGGCCAGAGTAAGAACGAACAGTTTGATCTACAGTCAGCATAAGAGGTTCCTTTCGTTTTACCTATTATGATATTATACTGATTCGGAACAAATGTAAACAAAAAAGTGAGCCGAAGCT